TAGGTTTTTGGTCATAAAAAAAGCAATTTAATACTGAAATACTTTTTATTTTAGTGTTTCCTTATATTGTGTTTGTTTCGTATAGTTTACCCTTGTTTATTGATTTAAACAGGGGTTTTCTTATTTAGAATCATTATAAATAACGGTCAAACGAACTTTTTTTGTTTATAAATTGTTTATTTATTCAAATGTTGTCGTATCTTTACAATATGATAAACGCAAACACAAACACAAACACTATGAACTTCACAGAAAAATACGACTTAAAAGAAGAAAACGAATTACTATTAGTAACAGATAAAGAAGAAATTTTTGTAGTATGTTATGATGTTACAAAAGATGTTATTAAGGCTAGTGGTTTTTATGATTATGATGCAGAACCTGATAATGATGAAACATTAATTAAAATAGATTTACTTTGGTGTTATAAATCTAATGAAGGTGCAGATAATTTAGGAGATGCTACAGAAGAACAAAGAAAAGCAATAGCAGAATATTTAAAACAAATTAACGAAGACTAAAATGAGTTTAGAAAAGCAAATAAGGCTATTAGTAAAAGATTATAAAAAAGATTATAAAAATACACCTTTAGTAGTTCTACAATCAAGGGCTACTACTGATGTTATTTTATTAATAGAAAAAAATATAAGTGTAATGCAAATGAGATTAGATTTTAATAAATCAGATACTCATAGATCATACATTATTAAAATGGGCTTAATTAGACTAAAAGAAAGGAAATATAAAGCAATAGATTATTTATTAAACATTTAAACAATTAAACAATTAAAACTATGAAACAGGTAAAACAAAAGGAGTTAATCCATAGGATAGCTAAATCTAAGGAAATTACATTAACAGAACTGGCTAAGGTATTAAACTTAGAATTAAGTTCTTTTAGAGTAACACTAGAAAGAAACAATTTAATGCTGCATCAATTTCTAGCAATTTATAAATATGCTTATGGTAAGGAATTTAAAACAGATAGTTATTTTTTAGATATTATGCGAGAACTTTACGATTTTACATTAAAGCAATATGTAGAAGCTATGAAAGTTGATGAGGATAAAAAAGTAATTGTAACACTTTACAATAAAACTAAAATACAGTTAATTAATTAATCAAATGATAGAAGAAGCTAAAAGAGAATTAAAAAAGATTGAGTATAAATATAAAAAATACAGTAATAAATTTACTAGACAAAAGTACGTTTTTGAAGATATAGCTTTAAAAATAGATTCTAATTCAGGAGATAAAAAAAAGTTATTTATTGAGGTTAGAAAGTTGTATAGTAAAAAAATGACTTATTAATAATGAATATAAATAAAAAAAGATATGAAACAAGTAAATTTATTTGGTAAAGATTTTGAAAATAAACAAGATTCAAAATATACTTCTAAAATAAAAACACCAGAATACGAACCAAAAAATAAAAAACCACATATTTTAGAATTATGTAATAAAAGTAAAACTAATAGGCTTTTAAATGAAATACAAAGTGCAAATATTACTATTGAAGAAAAAAATTTTTTAATTGATGCAGCACGTAGGCACAATGTATTTAATTATTCAAAAATTGCTGATTATTATGCACACTCTTCTAGGGAAATGCAGGAATTAATGGAAAGTTCTGCACTAGTTATTATAGATTTTGAAAAGTCGATTAAATTAGGTTATACAAAATTAAGTGATAAATTATTACAAACATTTTTAAAAGAACCTACAAATGAAAAATAAATTTGTTGCATTTATATTATCACATGGAAGGCCAGATAATGTTATAACTTTTGACAAATTAAAACAACATGGATATACAGGAAGAATAATTATAGTAATAGATAATGAGGATAAAACATATAAAAAATACTATGATAATTTTGGTAAGCAAAATGTTATTATGTTTGATAAAAAAGAAATAGCTAAAAAGTTTGATGAAGTTGATAATTTTGATAATAGAAAAACTATTGTTTATGCTAGAAACGCTTGTTTTAAAATAGCAGCTGATTTAGGTATAGATAATTTCATACAACTTGATGATGATTATTACTGGTTTGGTCATAGAACAAAACAAGGTGCAAAAACAACAAGATCTTTAGATAGTATATTCTCACATTTAGTAGATTTTGTAAATGATACAAAAATTACAACAGTATGTTTTAGTCAGGGTGGAGATCATATAGGAGGATATGATGATAATAAAAAGATAAAAAGAAAAGCTATGAATAGTTTTGTTTGTTCTACTAAAAAACCATTTAATTTTATTGGTAGAATAAATGAAGATGTAAACACCTATACAAGATTAGGAGGATTAGGAAAAATATTTTTTACTATTAATAATATACAATTAGATCAAAAAGATACACAAACTAATAAGGGAGGTATGACAGATGTATATTTAATTGGTGGTACTTATATTAAATCTTTTTATTCAGTTATTGTAAATCCTTCATGTGTTAAAGTAAAAACAATAACAGGAAAGCATACTAGAATGCACCATCACATAAACTGGAATAATGCTGTACCTTGTATAATTGACGAAAAGTATAAAAAAAAATAATATAAATAAAAATAAAAAGTTCAATTGATATATTTATAAAAATAAAATACTAATTTAGCTAAACAAACATAAATTTAAAACTATACAAAATGAAACAAATTAAATTATTTAATCAAAAAGTTGAAATGATTAGCGTAGAATCTGTAATAGGTTCAGGTTATGAAGAAGAAGTAGCAAAATTAGCTATTGAAGATAAAATAGCTTACAGGGCTGCTAGAAAAAATATGCAAATACATTCAGCTATTATATTAAAAGTAGACGATGAGTTTGCTGGTTTTTTTACATTTGAAATAAATCATGATGCTAAAGAATATTGTTTATTACAATCTGCAATGTATCCTAAATTTAAAGATGTTGAAATTTATCAAAAAATGGTAAATAAAATAATTGAAGGTAATAAATATGGTTATCCTATGATAATGACAGTTTCAAAAAAACATGATTTAGAAAAGCCTTCTGTGTTTGAAGAAATAGGATTTAAAGTTAATTTAGATAAAAACGATTTTAAATATATTTATTATGGAGAAGCTGAACAGGTTAGAATGAAACTTTTAGCACATACTGCAATGACTAATCTTTGGAGATCTACATCAGGATTATGGCTTAAAAATAAAAGGTCATGGAATGCTAAAATAGATGAAGCTGGAAAAAGAAATAAAGTAGCTAATCCAAGATTTGCTAGTAGAGAAGGTTGTTGGCAAGGTTCTAAAGGTTTTTCAAATGTTGTATTATCTAAAAATAAAATAATTAAAGGGAAAATTGTACATGATGATAAAAAAACATTAAACGGTAATGCTTCTGTATTAGATCCTACTGCTTGTGAAATAATAGCACGTTTTTTTATGCCTAAAAACGGTTCTCACGTTTATAATCCTTTTGGAGGTGGTGTACAGATGGGTTTTGTAGCTGGTGGTTGTGGGTTTAGTTATGAATCTTCAGAAATAAGAAAAAATCAATGTGATACTAATAATGATATTTGTAAAGATTTTGATAATGTAAAATGGCATTTATCAGATACAAGTAAATATATTCCTAAAGTAAAAAGTGATTTAACTTTTAGTTGTCCTCCTTATTATAGAGTTGAAAAGTATATAGATTATGATGGTTTACCACCTGAAGGAGAAATAAACCATTTAGGAAGCTATGAAGAATTTAGAGATACTTTATTTAAAGGATATTCAAATGCAATAAAAGCAATGAAAGATAATACTTTTTTTGTAGTAATGACTGGAGATAGTAGAGATAATAAAGGTGCTTATTATGGTTGTGAAGCTGAACATGAATTATTTTTTAAAGAACAGGGATTACATATTTATAATAAGGTTATTTATTTAGAAAGTGAGTTTACAAGGTTTTCACAAGCTAAAAAAACACTACATAGTAGAAAATACCCTAAAGCAGATCAAAAGATATATATGTTTTATAAAGGAGATATGAGTAAAATTAAAGAGTTATACCCTAATATTGGAAGATTATAATGAGAAGTTATAGCAATAAAATTACCCTTACCAAAAATGGTAGGGGTATTTGGACAATAGATCCTATAATGGGCTGTAAGTCTGGAATTAAAAAAGATAAAAAAGGTTGTTTTTCTGATTGTTACGCTGCAAGAAATGCTAGAATATATGGATATGATTTTACGGAAAATATTTTAAGAGATTTTGAAAATGATAAACACCTGCAATCTATAATTAGAAAAATTAATAAATTAAATTTTGAATTTATTAGAATGGGTAACTCAGGAGATCCAAGCGAAAACTGGAATCATACAATAAAAATATTAGAAAAACTTAAGCCAATAAACAAAGAAATTGTAATTATAACAAGACATTGGAATAAATTAAATTTAGAACAATTAAAAAGAATAAGTAAGTTAAACGTATGTATTAATACTTCTATATCTCCTATTGATGATGATTTACATGGTAATATTGAGCAATATGAAATATTAAAAAATTATTGTAAATCTGTTTTAAGATGTGTATCATTTAATTTTAACACAGATAATAAAAAAGGTATGGATTATGATCTTATACAAAATTGGATTTTTCATAAATATGATGTTTTAGATACTGTTTTTAGATGTAGTAAATCTAACCCTTTATATAAAGATGGAATAATAAAAATAAAAGAAACTAAATTTTTAGGAGATAAATGCTATGTTTCAAAAAAAAATCCTAAAACATATTTTGGTAATTGTGAAAATTGCTTAGAAAAATGTGGTGTTATAATGAAAAAAACATAATGAAAGATTTAATAGAATCAAATTATAAAAGTATTGTAGATAGAGGGTATATAAAGCCCTCTACTACATACATAGAGTTTATAGATAAATTAGATGAAGAAGTAAAAGAGTTTAAAGATGCTTTGAACTGGTGGACTAGAAAAGATAGTTTAGGTTTTAAGCCTATGCACATTTCAGTATGTGAAGAAGTTGCTGATGTTATAATGGTATGCTTAAACTTTGCTAAACATCATAATATAGATATTGAACAGGAAATAAAAAGTAAAATTAAAATAAACGAACAAAGAGCAAAAAATGGAAAATAAAAAAATAATTTTAGAAAGTAATATAATGTTAGCTTTAATGAAAGCAACTATAGAACAGTCAGAACATTTAAGAGGACAATTAAAACAAAGACCTAAACAAGTTTTTAATAGATGGAATAATTTAGGATATTCTTTATTAGATGAATTAGAAAAAAGAAATGTAGCTAATGAAGATTATTTAGAACAATTAACTGATATAATTCATAATGTTTTACATGAAATAAGAAAAAGCAGTGCATAGTTAATTGAAGTAATTTTATTAATATTAAAAGTTCAATAGATATATTTTTAAAGATAAATTTCGTATTTTTGTAGAACAAATTTAAAACACAAACACATGGAAAAGACAATTAAATTATTTACAGCACTTGCAGCTTTTCAGCAAGAAGTACCAGCTATTCATGAAGGTACTAAAGGATATGGATATACTTATTCAGATCTAAAAACTATCTTTAAAGTTATTAATCCATACATGAAAAAAAATGGTTTAGGATTTACACAACTACTACAAGGTACTACAATAAAAACTATTATTTTTCATACTGAAAGTGGAGAAAGTATAGAAAGCACAACAGAAATACCACAAAACATAACATTAAAAGGTATGAACACTTTTCAGGTTAATGGTAGTGGTATTACTTACTATAGAAGGTATTCTCTATCTAGTGCTTTAGGATTAGTAACAGATGTTGATTCAGATGCTACAGGAGAAGAAACTAAAGCACCTGTTAAAAAGTGGATAACAGAAGCACAATTTATAAAAGCTAAAGAATTTACTGCAGAACAATTAGAAACAGTTTTTGCTTCATTTAAATTTAGAAAAGAAGAACAACAAGAAGAATTACAAGAAATTTATAATAATTTAAAATCAATAACTAAATAAATACAATTATGAGTACTTTACAATTTACAGGTGTAATACACCAAATTAAAGAAACGCAAGTTATTAGTGATACATTTTCTAAAAGAGAATTTATACTAACAGATGAACATGAAACTTACCCTAAGTTTATCAACTTTGAATTAATTAAAGATAATTGTGATCTTATAGCTAATCACAAAGTAGGTCAAAAAATTACGGTTAATTTTAATTTAGAGGGTAGATTATGGACTAATCCTAAAACAAATGAGGAAAGATGTTTTAATACTTTAAAAGTATGGAAAATTGAAAGTTTAGAAGATGCTGCACCAATAAAAGTAAAAGAAGATTCAATAAGTACTGAAAGTTCTCCTAATGATTTACCATTTTAAGATATGAGTACATTATATGAAATAAGTGAAGAACTTTTAACTTTATTTTCAGAGTTAGAAGATTCAGATGGAGAACCAACAGATGAGCAGTTAGAAAGATTAAATATATCTGAAAAGGAATTAAAATATAAATCAGTTGCATATTATTCAGTAATTAAAGAAAATGAATCATTTATTAATGTATTAGATGATGAAATTAAGAGATTACAAGCAAAGAAAAAGAAAGCTAATAAACTAATAGAAAGTTTAAGTAATAGGCTTTTAGGTGCAGTTAGTTTATTTGGTAATTTTGAAGCTGGTACACATAGTTTTAAAACTAGAAAATCTACAGTAGTTGATATTGAAGATGAAAGTGTAATACCTGAAGATTATTTTAAAATTAAAACTACTCAATCTGTAGATAAGAAGAAGTTAGCAGTTGATTTAAAAGCTGGAGGTATTATACAAGGTGTAAGGCTTAAAACTAACTTAAATTTAAAAATAGATTAAAATGGAAAACAATTTTTTTAAACTTAAAATTAAATACTTAGTACAAGATCCTGAAAAAGGAAGTATTAAGAAAAAAACTAGTGAATACGTTTTAAAGGCTATTAGCTTTACAGATGCTGAAGCTAGTTTATTAGGTTATTTAGAAAATCAATTTGAATACAATTTAGTTAGCTGTTCAAAGTTTAATATTCAAGATGTTAGAATAGATGAAACTAAAGAATATTATTTTAAAGTTAAAATAGTTTATAATTCTACTGATGAAGAAACTGGTAAAGATTCTAAAGTAATTGATAATTACATTATTCAAGGTAATGATATGGAAGATGTAAATAAATCTATTAGAGAATTACTAAATACTTCTGTTATGGATTATTCAATAGAGAACGTGCAGAGAACAAAAATAGATCAAGTATTCTATGAAGTAAGTATTTAAAAACCTTAGTTATTCTGTGCAGGTTTAGCTTTGTTTAAGCCCTATTACTATTTTAGTTTTAGGGCTTTTCTTATTTATAATGATTCTAAATAAAGGTCAAATGATCTTTTTTCAAACATAAATAGAAAAGTTGTAGTATATTTGAATAAACAAACAAACTAAAACAAACACATTATGAAAAGGGAGTTATTTAAATCAGCATGGCAACTAGTAAAAACATTAGGTATTAGTATTTCAGAAGCTTTAAAAAAGTCATGGAAAGCCTATAAGCTTAAATTAAAATTACAGAAAGGTAAAGTAAGATTTAAGTTTAAAAAGAAATCAGGAGAAATAAGAGAAGCTTATGGTACTTTAAAAAGTGATCTAATTAACTATGAATTTAAAGGAAGCACAAAAGAAAACTTTTCTACTATTGCTTATTGGGATTTAGATGCTGAAGGATTTAGAAGTTTTAAATTAGAAAATTTAGTATAAACAAATAGCACTACGGTGTTTTTTAAAAACAAAATATCATGTATACGAAACTAGAATATAACAAGAATAGAACAGAAAAAATTAATAGCGAAAAAGAATTAAAAGAAGCACTAGAAAAAGCTTTAAATTTAGGTTTTGATACCGTAAAACGTATTGATTTTTATAGACAGCATAACGGTTTATTTATGGGTAGAAGTAAAGAAGTTTTTTATAAAAAAGGAAGCTGGAGAACTAAATAAAACAATTTTAAATTTACACAACATGAAAAAAGAATTAATTAAAAAAAATTGTCCTTATTGCTCAAAGGATTTTGAAACTACAAGAAGTAATAAAATTTATTGTAGTAATAGCTGCAAAATTAAACACAATGCAAATTTAGTAAGAATTAATAAAGGCTTAGATCTTTTAGAATATGAAAAGTTTGTACATAATAATATTCAAAAAAACTATAAACCACTTCCAGGAGATGTAGTATATGTTGCTGATTCTAAGGATAAGAAAATAAAAACAAATACTTTAGGAATTATTACAGGTATTGTAGGTACTTTTAAAGATGAATATGAAGTATTATTTAATCCATATTTACCTGTTTACGTTGATAAAAACAAAATAGTAAGTTGTGCAAGTGGTGTTAAAAAAACAATTAAGATTAATAATTTATTTCATACAGGACAGATTAATATGCTATTTGAATATATAGGAAGAAAAAAAGCAGATGATTTATTCTTAGTAAACAAATTTATAACAGTAGTTTAAAATATAAAAAATGATTAGAGAAACCTCATTAAAAACATTCAACGAAATTAGAAATAATGGAATGCTTACAGAAAGTAGATTAAGAATTTATCGAGCAATAGTATATAATCCAAAAGTAACAAGTTCTGAAGTATTTCATTTTTTAGGATTAAAAACTAATCAATCAGGTAGATTTACAGAACTTCATGAACTAGGATTAATTAAAATACATGAAACTAGGTTATGCAAAGTAACAAATAGAAAGGTTATAAGCTGGATTAGTACAAATGAATTACCTAAAAAAAAGCCAAAAAAACAAACCAAAAAAGAACGTACTGCAGAAGCTATTGAAAAAATAAATAGCTTTATGAGTAGTATTTACATGAATTCTAAACAAGTAAAAGAGTATGATGATATTATAAAATTGATTAAGAAAATATAACAATAAATAAAAAAAATTAAACTATATTTAGCCTATGAATATTGAAACAGTAAAAAAGAGAATTAAGCAAAAAGGATTAAAAAAATCTTTTGTAGCTGAAAAAATTGGAGTTACTAACGTGATGTTTAGTTATTTTTTGAATGATAAAAGAAATCTTTCTTTAGATAAAGAACTAAAGTTAAAAGAACTACTAAACCTTTAAAAAAATTTGTATCATTTGTTTAAATTAATTTATTATTAAAAATGGCTAAAGAATTACCCTACTTTAAATTTTACACTTCAGAATGGTTAGATGGAGATATAACATTAGAAGATTATGAAACACAAGGATTATTTATAAATTTATGTTCTCTTTACTGGTCTAAAGAAGGAAATTTATTTTTAAATAAGATGAAAAAAAGATTTAGAATATTACCTGAAAAATGTTTTAATGACTTAATAAATGAAGAGTTAATAACTATTGATGAAGATGGTAAAATACAAATTTCTTTTCTAAATGAACAGATGGAAGAAAGAGATAATTTAAGACAAAAAAATAGTATTAACGGTAAGAAAGGAGGTAGACCAAAAAACCCAAATAAAACCCAAACAAAACCGATCGGTTTAAACTCGCTAACCCAAACAAAAGCGAATGAAAGCAATATAGAAGAGAGGAGAGAAGAAGAGAAGAGAGAAGAAGAGAATAAAAAGCTTTTGAAAAAAGCAAATAGTGATTTTAAAAAAGAAAGTTTTGATACATTTTGGAATACCTACAATAAAAAAGAAGGAAGAAAAAAGTGTTTTGATAAATTCATGAAATTAAGTAAAAGCGAAATTGAAAAAATATTAGATGTAGTTAAAATTTATGTTTTATCTACACCTGATATTAAATTTAGAAAAAATGCTTTAACTTGGATTAATGGAGAACATTGGAATGATGAAATAGAAAAAAAAGAAACTAAACTAACTACAGCAAATCCTAAAACTAAAGTTGATGAGGTTTTACAGTTATTTGATGAATCTGAATTTAAAGCAATAGAAGAAAAGTATAAAAGCAATAAATCTAGAATTAAAGACAGGCTAAAAGAGTTCTTAGAAGTTCAGCAAATTAAAGCAGGTTTTAAAAATAGGGCAAATGATGAATTATTATATCACTTCATAAATTCAATCCAATATAATCCACCTGTAAGAGTAATTAAAAGAAGTAATGAGCCTGTACCATGGCTTACTAAAGATGTTACTGGAATAGTTAAGCCTAAGTATTAATTTAAAACTTTTAGAATACAATGCAAACACAAAAAAGCGAGTTAAACCCATTATTAACTCCATCAGATGCTTTAATAGAATTAGATAAAATTAGATTAGGAAATGTTGAAAAAGGACACCAAATAGGTAACGAAAAATGGGACGAACATATACTTTTTAAACGTGGTCAATTTAATATGGTTAATGGTCATGATAATGTCGGTAAAACAGATGTATTACTTTGGTATTTCGTTTGTCTAGCTAAACAACATAATTTAAAATTTAATATCTATAGTTCTGAAAACACACATAGGAGTCAAGTATTTAAACTCTTTAACTTTTGGACTGGTAAGAGAATGGATAAAGATTTTTTAACAGATGAGAGAGGATTCCAAAATACTATAAACGAAATTACAGACTGTTTTAAATTTATTAGAGCAGACCAAAGATATAGCAGCAATCAGATACTTGATATAGCAGATAAATATAAAGCAGATGGATTATTAATTGATCCTTTTAATAGCTTAACAACTGAATCTAGTAATAAACATCAAGAAGATTATGATACCTGTGCTAATATTAGAATATTTTGTGATACAACAAATACAACAACTTTCGTAAATGCTCATTTAGTAACTCAAGCTGCTAGAAATGTATTCCCTAAAGATCATGAACATGAAGGTCATTTAAGACCTCCAGAAAAAGCCGATACCGAAGGAGGACAAAAATTTGCCAATAGAGCAGATGATTTTTGGAGCATTCATAGAATGACTCAACACCCTCAATTATGGTCTACTGCTGAAGTTCATGTAAGAAAAATAAAAGAAACTATTACAGGTGGATCTACAACGCAAAGAGATAACCCTATTTTAATGAAGTGGGAAAACCATTGTAGATATACAATAAACGGTAAAAACCCATTAATAAATTCATATAGTGATGTTGGAGATAAAAATAAATCTAATTTAGGTCAAACATCTTTACAACATAAATCTATGAGTAAAATGAGTTATCCAACACCTGAAGATGATTTACCTTTTTAAAATAAAACAAAATGAAAAAATATAAAACAGAAAATAGTGCAGTATTAAAAGCATGGAAGCAAAATCAAGATCCACTTTGTGAAATTGTAGTAAATTGTTTTAAAACAGATTTAAGTTCTATAAAAGCTGCTTTAATTTACCTAAATAAATTATTTAAGAGTAAAGGAATAGCAAATAACGCTTCAAAACTTATTTTAAAAGGCTTAGAGGACTTTAATTCATGGTTTCATTACTATGATATACTTAGGCTTGAGATAGTACGGCTAAGAGAAGCTAATAAAGTCTACAAAATAGAAGTACAAAGATTAAGAGAAGAACTAATTTTATTAAAACAAGATTCTGAATTAAATAATTACAATAATTAAAAATGAAAAAAACAGATTTAATTAATGAACTTTTTAAAGCTAAAGTAATTAGTATTATAGGTGCTGAAAAAATTGAAGAAATTATACAAGATATTAGAAAGTCTTTAGAAAACTATGTAGAAGATAGAGAAGATATAGAAGATATAGAAGATAATTATTCAGATTTATTTTAGAATTTAAAACATGATACATTATAGTTTATTTCCTAATAAAAACTGTATTATATGTAAATGCAAAGTAAAAAATAACGCTTTACATTGTAAAAAATGTTTTAAAAAATGGCTGGAATTAACAGAAAAACAACAGCCGAATTTAAACCTAAAAGAAAAAGACAAAAAAAAGTAATTTTTTTTTAATGTTCTAAATCTATACTATACGGGCTTTTGAAGTGTTTTTTAAAATAATATTAACATTCAAGTGAACTTTTTTTAAAATATGTTTTGTTTTGTAACTTAATTAATCTTATCTTTGAGTATAACCAAACGAAAAACACAACAAAATGAAAACAATATTAAAATTATCTAACAAAGGATTTAAAGCAGAAGTAAGAAGAGGTGTTAATTCAAAAAACAAAGTTTATTATGTTGTTTTTTCAGAAGGTAAACAAGTTTATACAAATTTGTTTTGTAAGAGAATGACTGCTCATAGTGCTTGTTCTGCTTATTTAAGAAAAAAAGCAAATCCATTAAAAGTAGTATAAATAAAAAACACAAAAAACATGAAAAACTTAGAACTAGAAAACAAAAACAAAGAGTTAAAAGATACTGTAGAGTTTCTTACAAGACTTGTTGAAAGCCAAAAACAAGAAATTGATAATTTAAAATTCAATTTAAATTTAACAGAAGAAACACTTCAGGAATATAAAAAATTAGCTAACAAATTAGTAAAACATTAAAAGATGAAACAAGAAGACAAAAACACTATCGCAATTTTATTATTCAGTACTTTGATAATGATTTTAATTTTTATCCGATTTTAAACATGAGAACAATTAAAACAAAACAACAGAAAAAACTAGAAAATAAAGTAGCTATATTTATATTCTGTGCTGCTATGATCTTTTTTATTTTAAATGATATTTAAAACCGTTCTTTAAAACTGGTTTATGTTATAATTTTGCTAGGGTAAGTTTGAAGCCAGTCTTACCTGTTTTTAATAATACTAATAAAGAAGTTTTTAAAATAATATATAGCTGAAAATTTAAAACCACATTTTAGAAAATACTCTTTAATGTGTTTTATTAACACTAAAGTAAAAGCCTGTTTTAATGGCTTTTAAAGACTGTTAAACCACGTTTTAATGTGGTTGTTTAAAGAAGCAAGTTAAATCTGCATCATCTGTAATAGATGGTGTTTTTTTTTGTTAGATCAAAAATAATTTGTTAAATTCAAAGCAAAATTTTAACATATAAAAATGAGCATTTTAGAAGAGTATATTGGAGATTTAGCAATACAATCTATTATTGATAATGGTTTAGCTTGAGAAAACCTAAAATACTTAAAAAGAGTAAAACAAAAAAGAAGCCAGTAATTAAACTAAAACCTAAAAAGAAAGGTAAAAACAGTTTAATAAACGCTAAAGTATTAAAAGCTTTGATACTTGAAGACTTTAAAATGGATTGTATTTTAGAGTATAAATTCCATGATACAAGAAAGTGGAGAATAGATATATTTATTCCTGATTTAAAAGTAGCTATTGAATTAGAAGGTGGTGTATACACTCATGGAAGGCATACAAGACCTAAAGGATTTTTAGCAGATATTGAAAAGTATAATAAAATTAGTATATTAGGCTTAAAGCTACTTAGATATGCTCATGTAGAACATACTTACAATGATATTCTAAAAGACTTAAAAGAATTAATAGATAATGGCAAAGAATAAAACAAGTTTTAAAGCTGGTAATTCAGCTGCTGAAAAATGGACAGAAGAAAAAGCTTTACAATTAGCTGATGAGTTAATAGTATGGCTTAAAAAAGAAGATGTAAATATATTTTATGAAGACTTTCT